TTATTCGGGTTATGCAGCACCTTGGCAGGGGAGAAGCCCGAGAAACCTTTTGTCAGTATGACAAACTCTCGCGTGGCTTGGCTTCCGTGAGTAAACTTATCAGTGCCATTGTCCGACTCAAAGCATGACCTCTATACAAAAATGGTACGTTACTCCCCTCCCTCAAGAGGAGTTGAATCGACAAATCTCCACCACTTGTTTGGGAGAAGCTTTGGGCATTCTCAAGGAACACGCTAAAGTTCCTCCTGTGAAGTCTAATGACCTAACCGCCATTGCTTTGGCACACGCACAACTCGCTGGATACCAGAAGGCTATTGACGACCTTCTCGCTCTCGCTGCCCCTCGAAATCGCAAACAACTCACCGCCCTCCCAACTGAGTGGAGCCATCTTAACCCTGATAAGTAAATAGCAATATGGAAGACCAAGAATACGCAGCCATCGCTGAACTCGATTCCTCCTCCCCTGAGGTGGATAGCTCAAGCCCCGAAACAAATGACGCTCCCAGTGAAGATTCTTCTTCGGGATTTCTCGACGGATTGTTTGGTGTAAATCCAGATGTGGAACCCGCCTCCGAGGAAACTACTGAAACCCAAGAGGAAGAAGCTCCCGCCGAAGAGAAACCTGCGGAAGTGGACGATTTGGAAGACGCCCCTAAAGGCATGTCCACCAAAAGCCAAGAAGGTTGGAAGAACCTCAAGTCAGCTAAACGCGAGATTGAAAAAGAGCGCGACCTTCTCCGCAAAGAAATTGAAGAACTCAAGAAAACTCCGGCAGTTCCACAGAGTGCTGAGGAGATTGCAACTGCCAAGCAGGAGCTTGAAGCTGCCCGTGCTCAGTTGGCAGAGTATGACCGCAACATGGCACTGGTGAACGTCGAGAAGACTCGCGAGTATCAAGAGAATATCGCGATCCCCTTGGCCAACGCAGAGGACATGATCCAAGCTTTTGCCACCAAGTACGAACTCAGCATCCCTGAGATTGCACAGGCGGCAATGAATCCGAACCTGTTGGAGCGAAATCAAGCCCTTGCCGACATGGTTGGCGGGATGAACGACTTCGATAAGTTCGAGTTCAAGAAGGTTGTGGATGAAGCTCAAAGCCTTTTCAAGCGTTCTCAAAGCGTAAAGCAAAATGCAGTGGAATCCTTGAAATTCGTGGAGTCCCAACGCCAAGCTGAACAGTCAAAAATGGCTGCTAAACAGCAGGAAGCCGCGAATGCTGCCGCAGATATGGTTTGGGACAGCTTTTCCAAGAAGATACCCTTCCTCCAAGAAGATCCGAAGCTTGCCAGTCAGCTAAATAAGGATGCCCGTGAGGCTGATATTCTCTCAGCTAGCCCTGAAATTCAGAAATATGCCAGCTACGCAGGTGTTGTGCTCCCAAAAGTCATGGAGAAATACAACAGCGCAGTCCAAACCATTGCAAAACTCGAAGCAGCCCTCGCCAAACGCAGTTCTGCCTCGCCGCAAGCTCGTTCGGGTAGTGTTCCGAGCGTTAAAACCAACGTCGCGGACGACTTTATGGCTGGACTAGACGCTGTTCTCTAGTTTATGGACGCTGAACTCTCCTCCTTGGGCTTCGTGTTGGTGGAAAACTTCATCACCGAAGAGGAGGAGAGTAATCTGTTGGCCGAACTTCCAAAAAGTAGTCAAAGCCCACAGAAGAAAACTCGAAACAACATTTGGAGGTATGGGAAAAAGCGAGTTTACACAGACGGCTTCATTGATGGGCCTCCGCCCCCGCTTTTAGTCGCCTTGGCGCAAAGACTGGTAGAAAAATTGGACTTTCCAGCGGCTCCTGAGTGTTTTACGGTCAACGAATACCACAAAGGGCAAACCATTAAGCCCCATATAGACCAGCTTTCCTGTGGTCCCGTAATTACCGTGCTCAGTCTGCGCTCCCCCGCTACCATGCGACTTACGGGAGGCGATAAAGAATATGCGGTGAAGCTGCTACCCCGTAGTTTAATACTAATGACAGGGGAAGTGAGAGTCCATTGGCTCCACTCGATTGATCCAGTGGAAGACACCCGCTATTCTGTGGTGTTTCGCCGCTAAAAGTTGTGTTTGACAGATTAAAAGGGGTATGGCAAGCTGCTTGCGGGTCGCCCGAAACCCTTTTTTCAGGCAAACTAATACGGAGTTTATTCGCTATCAGGCTCCAGATGGCACCAAACGTGAACGGCTAAGAGTTCCACATGGAACTAAATAAAGCCTCAACTACCCCATCCAAACCCCCTCCCCCCTCCTCCTATTATGTCTTGCGAAGCAATCAATACTTACCTAGCCTCTGAATCCGGTCGTATTTCCGGCGACATCGCTCGTCGTGGCCGAATTTCGTCTCCTTGGGTAGCACTCCTCCCCAAAGACTTTTTCCCCGATGAAATGGGTGAAACCATTACTCGCGTCATCCAACAGCGCACAATCCCCACTGTGGGCGTAGGCGCAGGTTGGAATAACATCTCCCTGAGCACCCCAAACAAAGGCTGTCGTCCGACTGCGGCTGTCCTCAGTTCCCGCAACACGACCGAAACCGCTCAGATTGCAGAGTACGTTCTGGACTCTGACCCAATCTGTATTTCGGACGCTCGTATGCGCTACAAGTTCCGCCAACAGGTGTCGGAAGTGAAGCGCAACTTCGAGAAGAACGTGATTGACATCTGGGAAGACCGCAACCGCTCTGAGTATGTTGCCGCCATCCCCGATGCCAACAAGTACGTCTTTGTCGGCGGTGCGCTTGTCGCAGGCACTGGCGGCGACTTCGTGACCACTGCCCCTGACAGTCAGATCCATCAAGACGCTCTCGATAGCATCCGCTGGAAGCTGATCCATGATGGTGGTGGTGAAGAAGGTGCTTACGGCCAAGTTGACGGTACCCCAGTCTTCACTGTCCTGATGTCCAGCGAGCAACAGCGCGCTCTCATCAAAGGCAACGCCGACATCCGTCAGGATTACCGCTACGCTGATCCAAAAGAACTCCTCAAGCCTTTCGGCGTGAAGCGCGTCTATGGTGGTCTCTACCATCTCATCGACGACAAAGCTCCTCGCTGGGACTTGGTTGAGGATGAATGGGTGCCTGTTCCTTTCTACATCCAGAATGAGGACGGCATCGCCATCGTCAACCCTGCCTATGAGGCTGCTACTGCCGAAGACATCATCCTCTACCATCCAAAAGTGGTGAAGTGTCTGATGCAGAAGCCCCTCTCTAGCCTTGGTGCTGGAACCGACTTCCGCGCTTGGAACTACTCCGGCGAAGTCAGTTGGGTCAACGAGTACGACAAGGAGTGTAACAAATACAAGGACAACGGTTACTGGTCTGCTCGCCTCCGCGCAGCCTACCTCTCCGAAACTCCTGAGTATGGTTACGCTATCCGAGTTCTCCGCTGCCCCGGCAGTCTTGGAACTACCGCCTGCCCAGCATAACCGTAGATCGGTCTGCCCCTGAAACCTCAAACAAGGGGCGGGATTTCTAGAAATAGATGCCCCGCCCCTTTTCTTTTACCCTTCTCGTTTTATGGCTGATGCAATTCCTTTCCGCGATGCTTACGAGCACATGAAGTTCATCCCCGGCTTTGACTCCGCAGCCGAGGCAACCGCAGCCTCCCGCAGTCAGTCGGCTTCTGAATACGAATCTATTTCAGCTAGCCAGACCGGACAAGTTCTCGGCACGACTGGAGCCACTGGCGACTATCTCGCTGGCCTTTTGGTTGTTCCCACCACTACGTCCCCCGGTTTGGTGACTGTTCTCGACAACGCCATCTCCATTCCCGTTTTTGTTGGGGGAGCCTCAAGTGTTTCCAACTTGGTTCCCTTTTTCATTCCCCTTGGCGTTGTTTCGGTGAGCGGGGCTTGGAAAGTGACCACCGGAAGTAATGTTTCGGTTATTGCGGTTGGTAACTTTACCTAACCATGTTTTTTCGCCGCCCATACGCTTTTGGAAACCCTGCTGCTATGGGCGGTAGTAGCCTCCCACCAACGGGAACGTGGATACTTGCGACGAACGCATGGGCAGACACTGGCGTCTGGCTAGATAACGAAACTTGGAACGACTAATACTATGCCCATTGAAGAAATCACAAACGGCGAATCGGGTTCCTCCGTAAGGTCGAAACTGAACAGTGTCATCTCCGCAACTAATTCAGCGCCCACGGAGGTACGGCCCATTGCCTACGGCGGCACAGGCAGCACAACAGCGACAGCGGCCAGAGTCGCTCTTGGTGTTAGCGAAGTTATTGCAGCTGTTGCACAGGTTATCCAAGTGCAAGTGCAAAATACAGCTACAAACAGCTGGGCGGGTGAGTATGTGGACATAGATGACGGCACTGAAGTTTGTCGTTTTTGGTTTACAGTAGATGGCTTCGGAAATGCACCATCGGCACCATCTCCCGGACGCTTGCAAGTTGTGGCAGTTAATGATGGCTCCAGTGCGTCCGATGTAGTGGCGGCTTTTATGACCGCACTTTCTGCACAGTCGGCGGCTTTCTCTGCAAACGCATCTTTTAACTATTTTAACGTAACTAACCTCACAGCTGGAGCAGCCCCCGGTAATGGAACTTCTTTGCCTTCTGATTTTACTTTCTCTACCACTACACCCGGAGCCGATGCAATTTCAAGGTTAGCGGAGGCTGATGGCAGTCAGCTAACAAATGTATCCGCAGCAAGTATCCCAGGGCCTACAAGCAGCTCTCTTGGAGGAGTTTATGCAAGTTCAGGTAGTTCTGGGCAATTCGTCACGGGGGTCGGCACATCCGGGGATTTGACTTATGCCACTCCTACGACCGACACCGCCGCAGAGATACGCGACAAGTTAGTTACGCTGACAGGAACTAACAGGCTTCCAGCCACAGCTATCAAAGACCTGCCGAGTGGAGACGGGTGGGAAATGGTGCAGAACGCTACAGCGTCATCCAGTGCCAACATTATCTTCGACAGCATCTTTTCCTCTGGCTACGAGTGGAGAATAAGAATGCAGGATATTAGACCAGCGACCGGAACAACGGTATTATACCTAATGCCAAGAGCTAGCGGTGCGGATTTAGGCACCACAGAGGTGGGACGCTCTCTTGAAGTCTTTTCATCAACAGGATCAGCATCGACAGCAGGCAGAAGCGCCACTGCTGGCGTCATTCCTATTGGCTCTGCATTTAGCAACTCATACAAAAACAACCTTGTTTTGACATGGCGTCCAGACACTAACACGCGAACGATTGCATTTGATGGTTTTGGCGCTTACAATCAATCTAGCACTCCTGTTGCCGGATACTTTTCTGGAATTGTTGCTATAACTTCACAGCCTACAGGCATCAAAATCCTCTTCTCTTCTGGCAATATCGCTGAAGGGAAATTCGCAGTAGAGAGGCGACCAATCACTGCAATCCCATAACGCTATGACACGCGAAGAAATCGAACAACAACTCCGACTAGATAATCCGACTACCACGGATGACGAAGGCAATCGTTATGAGCCGGGAACTGAGTTTTATGAAGCTACAATTCAGCGTTGGGCCGACGCAGTGCAAGCTAACGTAAATCCAATCGTCGTCTCCATGCGGAGTTTTCGCGAGGCTTGCGGACGGGAACTAACTTCAGAAATTAGCGCCTACATCGCCATCATTGAAGACCTTGATGAAAGGTTCAAAGCTCAGAATGACTTTGAGTTTGCAACCACGGTCTCCCGCGTCAATTTTCGTGTTTCGCAGATCGCCTCAGGGTTAGGCAAAACTGAGACTGAGATCGACGAAGTGTTTGCCTTAGCTCAACAGTTAGACTTAAATTGACCCATGCAAGACAACCAAGTTACACCTTTTGTCGGTTCACTTCTCGCTTTTATGAGCACAGTTGCGAGCATGGCAGAGATCGAAGTTTGGTTGAAGCTGAGTTCTCTCGCAGTCGGGACTCTAGCAGGAATTCTAGGCTGCATATCAGCAATCAAAAACCTGACTAAATGAAAGCATACCTACTCAAAAACTGGAAAACTTCACTTGTTGGCGTGTTCGCCATCCTCGCCGTGATTACCTCGACATGGCTGCCGCAATACAAAGACGAGCTTGAAGCCGTCACTGGCGTCCTCATTGGCCTTGGTCTGCTTGCAGCAAAAGACAGCGACAAGACGGGAGTATGACGGGCATTATTGCACTGCTCAACCTGTCTTTGCGGGTCTGGCTGGCGGTCAATGTCTCGAAACCTTTTCAACGACTCCATGAAATTGATCGCGAAATGCACCGTTTGTCTATTGGTGCTACTGAGTCTGCTCTCTTGCAAATCGAAGCACTCGACCGAGAACGCCGAGTCCTTGCTAAACTCGTCGGCACTCTACACACCGACCTCAGTGACAAGTCTTGAAGGCGTCGAATATCAATTTGCTGAAGGGCGATGGAGAGGCACTGGCGAGCATCTTTATTCACAGGCCGCGTTCACTCGCGCCTTAACCATAGGAAGAGGCAAGTAACACCATGACTAAAGCCGAAATTGTTAGATCGTATCTTGAGCGTTTTCCTGATACGGAAAATCTCACGCTGGCTAAAATCTTGCACAAGGAATTACCCAAGGTTTTTCTATCCCCCGAATCGGCTCGCGACATTGTGCGGAGGCTGCGAGGTGCAAAAGGGGACTACCACAGCAAGTACACCCCGGATAAATCAGCCTTTAAGCCGATTGGCTGGCAAAAGGATGTCATGCCTAAGACGCTCGCAAGGACTCGGGAGCCAATCGTTTTGAGCGGGGCCTTAAAGGTTCTGATTTTGTCAGACATCCACATCCCGTATCACGACGAGGTGGCTGTAGCTGCCGCTATCGCGCACGGTAAAAAAAAGAAACCGGACGTGATTATTCTCAACGGTGACATCGGTGATTTTTATGGTGTATCACGTCACGACAAAGATCCGCGCCGCTCGCTTGCGGATGAGTTGGACGCCATTCGCCAGTTTTTATTCCACCTCCGCAAGCAGTTCCCAAACGCACGCATCCTTTACAAAATCGGAAACCACGAAGCCCGGATGGAGATGTTTTTGGTTAAGAATGCGCCCGTGCTTCTAGGCGTGTCAGACTTTGAGCTTCCAGTGCTGCTGAAATTTGATGAGTCGAGAATCGAGCTTGTGCCATCGCTGACGCTTATCCGACTTGGCAGCTTGCCGATTTACCACGGGCACGAATTGCCGCAGGGCATGTCATCGCCAGTCAATCCTGCGCGAGGGATTTGGATGCGCGTGCAGGAATCGCTTATCTGTGGCCATTGGCACCGAACAAGCGAGCATACCGAAAGCACGGGGCTGAACAAAAAGCTCTCATCCTGTTGGAGCACTGGATGCCTCTGCGACTTGTCGCCGGATTACGCCATTGTGAATCGTTGGAACCACGGCTTTGCTTGGGTCGAAACGCAGGCCGATGGGAACTATGAAGTGACCAACCACAAGATCATCAACGGAAGGGTATATTAGTGGACTTCATTGGCATTTTTTGCGGCATTATATTCGCGCTAGTGTCCATGGGGCTGCTATCAATCATTGCGCTTTTCATTAGCTGCGATTTAGCGGCAGAAGAGGAGAAGAAACAGAGTTTGAAGAACAAAAAGAACCGATGAAAACTATTTGCCTAGATCCCGGTCACGGAATGTCCAATCGAAAAGCCCTCGTCTATGACTCAGGGGCTGAAAGCAACGGATGTACCGAAGCAGATATTGTCATGGAGTTTGCCAACGTGCTTCGATTGGAGCTCGTTGCCAGAGGCTTTAAAGTTGTGAGAACGCGAGTTGACCACAAAGATCCATGCCCTGTTTCTCGTCGTGATGACATCGCTAGAGCCTACGGTGCTGTGTGCATGATCTCACTCCATTGCAATGCCGCTGATGGCAATGCCCGAGGCACAGAGACTTTCTTTCGTGGCGAGGATGATCGAGCTTTCGCTCAAGTGTTGAATACCGCCATTGTTAAGGCGATGGGCACCAAGGACCGAGGTGTGAAAACGGAAAAAAGCTCACAGCACTCATCCTTAGCCGTCATGGAGTTTGATAAGTGTTGGTTGATAGAACTCGGTTTTATCGACAACAAAGAAGACCGTGCTCTTATGCTCTCAACAACGACACGCCGTGCCGTTTGCAAAGCAATGGCGGATGTGATTTCCGCAAAGTTCGCTTGATTTGGGTTGCGCTTCCGGTATTGCGATAGCCTACAATCAAAAGTATGGCACACTTCAAAAAACCAATTATCGCTTTCACGGGTTTAGCTCAATCGGGAAAAACTACAGCCGCAAACGCTTTTGTCTCCATCGGATATGATCGAATGTCCTTTGCCGAGCCGATAAAGGAAATGGTTCAGTGCTTGACCCCCTGCTTGGATAAGAATGCCCGACCCCCTTCTCTTTGCGGGAAGACGCTGCGCGAAGTGTATCAGACCTTGGGAACCGATTGGGGGCGCAAGATGGTCGGGGAGGACATCTGGATTCTTGCAGGACGTGCTCGTTTAGAGACGCTTCTTGGCGATGTCGAGAGTGACATTATCAGAGGCATCGTGATTGACGACATCCGTTTTGATAACGAGGCTGAATTGATTCGCAGCATGGGAGGAATTGTCGTAGAGATCACTCGCTCCAGTGTCCCTCAGATGGAACACGCTTCGGAAGCGGGAATCGCTTGCGAGCTAATCGACTACCGCTTTGCCAATGAGGGGGACATATCGACCCTGCAACACCAAGTTCGTGACTACTTGCTAGGGGCCTGAACAAAGAGTAGATTCTACTTGTATGGCACTTGCAAACTCCGCTTCTAAGCTACTACCCTCTCTGCGGGTTCCGTTTACACCGCTATCGACGGACGTTTTTGTCGTCGAGCAGTTCAATGTGGTTCAGTCTCCGAATGACAGCATTCCTGCATACGGAACGCCTCACGACACTATCAGTAAGCTGAAGTCGTGGCCAAATCACAAGTTCTGCCACCAGACCAATCCTGACGAGCAGGGCAACTATCAGCGGGTTTATGTTGCCGACCAAGGCACGCAGCACCTTTATAACTGGGAGACTAGCGACGCTCCTGACTGGCCGACGATCACTCAGACATTCATTGTCCCAAGAGCGACCTATGTTTTCCGCCCAGCTACGCCAGACACGACTTACCCACCACCACCGAGCGGGAACGTCAACACAACAGGCTACTCGATAACCAGCGTCGAAGAACAACGCATCGGGGAACCAAGACTCGACAGCCTCTATGTGGCAGTCAAAATCACTCGGGAGAACGTCGCACGAACACAAGTCCGCCGCTACGTCGATCTCGATACCAACACGGTTCAGGAAGAGACTGTTCAGAAAGTCCCAGCCGGAACTTTAGGTTCTGCGGTTGGCGCATCAGGCACCTACACAGATGTCTCGCCGTTGAACTCCTACTGGTCCACGTCATCGACCAAAAAAGCTCAAGGTTTGGCAGGTAATGCAGTTCTTGGAGTAGCTTCCCGAACGATGTTTTACCGGGACAACTACACTTGGCCCAGAGTTTTAAACTACATCGACATTCAGCCTATCTTGGCAGACCCTAGCGATATTTACTCGCCCGCAAGAGGGTTCGCTTGGAGACCTGTTTGGCTAGCGGATGCTTTTGACGGGCCGTGTAACTACACTCTTGTCGAGCGGTGGACATTGGAGAAACCAAAATTTAACGGAGATTCCGATTGGAATACTGGAACACCGTGGGCTACTGGCACGGCTTATACCACAGGGACACCGCCTTTAATCCCTGTAAGCCGAGTTAACATCAATGGCTCGTACTACAAGTGTCTAATCCCACACACCTCAACGGTGTTTGCAACAGATCTAGCAGCCGGAAAATGGGTTCTTTCGTATCCTGATATTCCTGAACAGACGCCGATGTTAAGGCAAGAGATCGTCTTCAACGGGGCCGATTTAAATATCAATATTCCCGCCTGTCTGCACCGGGAGATTCAGATCTGGGACACTCAGTTCTATGGCAGCTACCCCGCCACAACGCCGACAAACTGGCCTGCAACTGTTCTAGCTAGGGTAACTATCTCCCCGGATCAAGGCGGCTGGTTGACCCGCATGTTCTACGTTGATTCTCCCGATAGCTCGGGAGTGGCTACAGGCATCGACCTAGCGCAGACTTCAGCAACCGCCAATACCTTTACGCTAACTTGGTCGATAGACGCCGCTGTCCCAGCAGGGACAATCAAGCTGAACGTAGCTACTGACCCAAGTTTCAGCAATGGGTTCCTATCAGGGTATAAAAATCTGACGGTAACAGGAACGACGATTCAGGTTTTAGGGGCGGCAAGAGGACAGATTTACTATGCCCAAGTGTCGCGTGGAGGGGTAAAGTCCAATATCGCTGTGTGCTTGGCTGACCCGCAGCCAGAGCTTCTGGTAACGCAGAGCGGACAAACCATTCTTTCAGGAGGCAGTTTGTCCGTAGGTTCCGCAGAAATAGGTTCTTCAGTATCTACCACTATAACACTGAACAGTGTAGGGTTAGAGTCACTGACAGGCATTACTGCCGTTTTATCAGGAACTGACTCAAGTTTGTTCAGTATCACCGCGCCACCAGTAACCCTGTCGCCAACGGTAACGACTAACCTAAACATTCAATTTACGCCTACCGCAGTCGGGTCAAAGACGGCAACTTTGACGATCACTTCGAGTGACGCAGCCTCGCCTTACATCTTGACTTTGACGGGAATCGGCGTTGCCGCAGAAGTTCAGATTGAGCAGCCTGTTGGGAATATCCTAGTCGATGGATCAAGCACCGTTGATTTCGGGACAGTCACAACAGGAAGCTCAACTAAAACTTTCAGGATCACCAATGTCGGCAACACGACCTTACGACTGATCGAAGCATCCATCACAGGCGACAACGCTGACGACTATACGATCACAACACCCATTCCCGCAACAGAGCTGGAAGCCAGTGAGTATGAGGATTTTGTGCTTACGTTCGATCCTTTGGTGAATGCTAACGCTAGCGAGGCACGCACAGCCACTCTCTCGATCACCAGTTCGGATAGCGACGAAAGCCCTTTCACGGTATCTTTGACAGGTGTTTCTGACAGCCCAACAGCTCCTGGAGCGCCGGATCTCACCTACAATCCGAACGCAAACGGAACGATATTAAGTGCCGCCGCACAGTCAGATGGCGAAGTTATTGTAGTAGGCGAGTTCACCAACATTGTCTCGACAGCGAGGAACTACATCGCCCGTATCAACACGGACGGGACACTCGACGCCTTCGACCCGAATGCCAACGGCATCGTGCGGTGTGTCGCTATTCAGGAGGATGGGAAAATCATCGTTGGCGGGGACTTCACTAACATTGCCTCTACTGCTAGGAATCGCATCGCCCGACTCAATGCAAATGGGACTATCGACGCCGGGTATAACCCCAACGCGGATGGAGCAGTGTATTGTCTAGCCATCAAAGAAGACGGAGAGCTAATTGTCGGCGGCGTGTTTGCCAATATCGGAGGAGGGGCCAAGTCTTATCTGGCTCGTCTCAATACCGATGGGACGCTGGATGCCGCATTTACCTCCGAAGTCGGCTCCGTAACAAACCCCGGTGCAGTCTATGGAGTGCAGGTTCTGAGTGATAACCGTGTGGCTATTGTGGGGGACTGGTCAAATGGGGTACCTTTCCCTTCTCCAACGCCGACCCCGACCCC